TTAGCACTACCGTGTAATCATATATAGGGTAGCCCCCTAGGCACCCTGCACGGCAGTGCACCTATTGGTAACCCTATGTCTTTAAAGACTCTAAAGAGTACTTTTACTACGGTATGCAAAAAAATTCAAGTAATAAAATATTACTAAAAGTTATCCACAGAAATAATTAAAAAATAATTTGACAATCTCAAAAGAGTTGATCTCGGAACCCCAAAAATAATTTCTTTTTTACTTGACAAAATATAAATAGTTGATCTAGGGAGCCGTCATATTTTATTACTGATACCAGATCTTTGGTGGTTTCCCTGAAATATAATTTATAGCATACAAAAATTTGTATCTTTGAAGTTATTAAAATTATTATGAAATATATTTAAATGATATTTGGAAACTACTTTTAATAGGCATAAAAAAACCCCTCTGAAATTAATCAAGAGGGGTTTTAAAAATATTTATTAAGACGCTTTTTGTTCTAAACGTTGTAATTCAGTTCTTTTTGTAATTACTAAATTAATATTATGTTCTAGTTCCTCTAGTATGTCTTTGCCTTTGATATTGCTAGGCGTAAACAATAGATCATCTAATTTAATTTTATCATTTGATAATAAATCTTTTAAATAATCATTTGTAGTTCTAATTAAACTTTCAATGTCATTTGGTTCTTTTAATGACTGTTTAATCTTTCTTGACATGGTTGGGAACGCTTCATTAAACATCTTTTCAACCATACGACTTGATAAAGGTATTAAATCCGTTGAAGTGTTTGGAACTTCTTGTTTAACGCCTTTAATTTCTTTTTTAATAGTAGGTTCTAAAACATTGTGAGGAATTGCAAGATCATCATTTTCAGTTCTTACAAAATAGTTATCAATGCTTTTCTCGTCAGCTGTTGCCAATTCTGATTTAAGATTTACGCCTACTTTGAAATGAGTTAATAAAGCGTCTTTAATTGCTCTAGTGGTTCGCATTTCAAAAGATGGTGATTTCAATTTACTGCTATCATAACTTGCAAGATCATAAACAATCTTTCTGATCCCCTCCATGTTCACGCCTACTTTTAATTCATGTTTATTTTTATCATCAGATAAGAAATTTCTTAACGCTAATGATAATCTTTTAACATCAGAATTTTGTCTTTTATCCTCTGATTTACTCGCTTTTAAAACTTCAGTTAATACGCTTTGAAGTTCTTTTTTAGTTTTAGTTATTATTTCCATAATATTTTATCCTTTCTC